ATAGAATAGAAATTGCTGAAAAGGATTCTTTGAGCTGTATGCATACTTTAGTAATAGACTAATTGTACCAAACGGGCTTAACCCTGGTACAGTAATTTCTTGTACCCCCTCAGTTTGACTTTTTGATACTAGCTCTTGGCCTAAGTATCCTAGGGCATTCTCTACCCCATCAGCGATATTACTATTAAACTTTGCATCAATTGATATCAACTCGTTCAAAATAGTTTCTTGACTAAATCCTACTAGCGTGTATCCCATAATAACACCTTTAGTGTCACGTTCTAACCCTTGAACAGATGTAATATCAAATGTTAAAGTTATAGGGTCTTCTTCGGGATCTGTAACACTAACAAATTCAATTTCAATTTGCTCTTCGCCGATAATAGGAAACGTACCTAATAGATCTACTGCATCAGCAATATCAACAGCGATAGCTAGTGAGTTAGAATAAATGCTTTCTGAGATATCTACACTCGTAAACAATCCTAGCAGCGACTCCTTTTTAGAAGAATCGCTGTTAAACAAGATAATTCTCGATATAGTTAATTGACCTGACTGTGCTGCCGGTGAATTAGTTGTCATGTTTAGTCACCGTTCAAAATACGTTTCAGATCTGATCGTGCTATCGTTTTAAATGACTTGTCTATCAGAAAAATACTGCGCCGTGATTCATTATCATCGTTTTCTTTATCATAAGCTGTTACTGCAGTATAACTAGCATGGCCCCCTGTCATTAAAGTGTAAGTGTCAGGAGTAATTTTGATATCTTTCGAGTTATGCTTATAATGTAAAATTTGACTCTGAGCGCCCGCTAAACTGCCATATTTTTTCTTAATAAATTCTTGAAACTGAAATGTAGTCAGCGGCCATTCATAGTATGGATCAATAACTTGATTAGAGAGTAAGACTAACCAATTATATCTTGGATCATCATAATAAAAATCAGCAACCATATCAGGTCTTTCACCTTCTTCGATTGTATACGGTAAAAAAATAGTAGTATTATCTTTTACTGTATCTAATAGTTTTACTCTTGTTAAGATATTTACTACTTCGTGATTATTATAATTAATTTTTGGGAAACGCTTAAAATACATTATGGATAAAACTCCCCTGCTTCACTTCCTCCACCTGTACTGTAATCTAATGTATAACCTATAAAGTCTTCTGAAGTGATAATTTCTGTCTCTTGCAACTGTAAGGTGCATTCTACAGCTACAGGGGCCCCTGTACTTCTATGGAATGCCGGAGTCCCATCTGGTGTGTGATTGATAGAAAATCCTGTAATGACACTGCGCTTTATTGGTAACATATCTGTTTGAGTACCAATAATTGCTACTTCAACTTCATCAGGATAAGATAGCAAAGCATCTCCACCATCTTTACCAAAAGATGGATGCATTCGACGTCTAAATTCATCAGTTACATTAAATAGCGTTTTTGATTCAGTGTCACTTCTTGGTGCAAATTTCCATGTGAATGTATGAGTACGTAATGGCACGTTATCTAACAAAGTTGCAAGATGAGGGTTCAGTGTATTACCCATTAGAAGATCGATAGCCCCACCAGCGCCTGGTACAATACTAGCAATATTACGCAACGCTAATCTACCAGCAGTGTTTAAGTTATTATTAACTTGGCCAATTAAATTGTCAATTTTTTCGTTTTCCATCCGAAATTTTTCACTGAATGAGTCAAGATTAAACTTTCCATTTTGAAATGAGCTTTTGCCTACATCAATCATTTTCTGTAAATTTTGCGTGCCCTCCTCTAAAGTATCTCCTAAAAGACCGGCATTTTGTGTAACTTCACCTAGAAGAGTACCTAAAGCAGTAGTATTATATTGTACGTTATAGTTTTCAGTTAGATTATTTGGGATAGGTAAAGCTATGTTTGCAACAGGCTCTCCTTTACCTGCAGCTTGTCCTTTAGTTGTAGTTGCAGTATAGCCTTCATACGTAAAGAACTGAAAGATCATTTGATGACCTCCCAAATCACTAGGGAACTGACTAGGTGTTGAATTAAGTTGTATTTTTTTCCTGCGCTTCTCAGCTGCAGGAGGTCTGTTAAAACCGACTCTTTTTACGAATGACATGGCTACCCGCTAAATAAGTATATGAGCTATAAAGGTCGTTTCCGTCCAAAGTACCCTGAAAAGTACAAAGGAGACCCTACTAACATTATTTATCGTTCTCTCTGGGAACGTACTCTTATGGTATATTTAGATAACCATCCAGAGATAGTTCAGTGGGCGTCTGAAGAATTCTTTGTACCCTATCGTTCTCCTGTAGATAATCGTGTCCACAGGTATTTCCCTGATTTCTGGGTTAAAAAGAAGAATGGTGAAGTTATTGTAGTTGAAGTTAAACCAGCAGTGCAAGTAAAAGAACCAGATATAAGTAAAAAACATACTAATACTGGGCGTGTTAGTAGAAGATTTTTAAATGAAGTTAAGCGCTGGGGTGTTAATCAAGCTAAGTGGCGAGCAGCAAAAGAGTTTTGCGAAGATAGACAATGGAAGTTTCAAATTATGACAGAATACGAATTAGGTCTTAAGAAATGAGTTCTTACGTTTTTGATAGAATTCTAACACAGGGTGTTCGTGCAGGACAGATTCCAGCTCGTACTCAAGAAGCACGAAACTGGTACAGATCTAAAGCTGGTGATATTGGTCGTAACTCAGCTCGACCTAATCGCTTCTTAACAGATAGTGAGCGTATGCAATCAAAACCTGAACCAGGCATGATGTATATGTTCTTTTATGATGCAAAGACTAAAGATGATCTACCTTACTGGGATAAGTTTCCTCTTATTTTTATGATTGAAGGAGCAGATGGAGGCTTTACAGGTCTTAATCTACACTACTTACCATTGAGACTTCGGGCTAGACTTATGGATGCTCTTTATTCTCTTACGTCTAACCAGCGCTATGATAATCGTACACGTCTACAGTTAAGTTACTCCATACTTAAAGGAGCCGCAAGGTATCGCTTGTTTAAGCCATGTTTCAAACGCTACCTAAATAGTAATGTTAGATCTCGGTTTGTCTATGTGCATCCATCTGAATGGGATATTGCACTATTCTTACCAACAGAGAGATTCCAAAAAGCACGTAAACAAACCGTGCATGCTGATAGTGCCAGGATGGTATAATGACTTTTAATGTCAACGAATTTAGCTCACGTATAAATGCAGTCGGTGGCTTACAAAAACCGTCTTTATTTTATGTTGAGATCGCGCCGCCTCCTTGGATGGGTAAGAGCGGTGGTGGCAGTTTTCTTTCTGGCTTAGCTAATCTCTCTACTATTCTAGGTGGATCTAACTTACGTTTTTTATGCTCATCTGCTACGATTCCGGGTATTTCTACTCTCTTTAGTGATGTTAGACGTCAAGGTTATGGACCTTTAGAGCGTAGAGCTAACGGTGTTGTATTCCCTAATGTAGATGCTGTATTTTTTATTGATAACAGCAATACAGTTTTAAGATTTTTTCATCGCTGGATGCAGAACATTGTTCAGTATAATGGTGATGGATCAGAAGTTGGAATGACATCAAATTTTAGTATGCCTTATGAAGTTGGATACTATGATGATTATGTCACTACGATAACAATCTATTTTTATGATGCTACTGGTGGTAGCGGTTTTAACATTAGACGTATACAGTTACGAGAAGCATTTCCTGTTAGTGTAGGTGATGTAGGTCTTAACTGGGCATCTGCTGATGAAGTAGCAAACATGGCAGTTAGTTTCACTTATAGATATTTTTCTACCGATTGGATTGAACGTCCTGGTGGTCAAACTGGTTTTGGTCGTATATTGTCTGCATTAGATCAATTCCAGGAAATACGCAGCTCAGTCTCTACGATTAGTACTTTACGTGCACCATCGTCAGTTGCTGATGCTGTTAATGTTGTAAATAATGTAGGCCTAGTTACTGGCCTTTAATAATACTATGGAGTAATTATGGCTTTACCTAAACTCAAGTCCCCTACCTTTACGTTTACGGTTCCGAGCACGAAGCAAGAAATTGTATATCGGCCGTTTACAGTGCAAGAAGAGAAAGTACTCTTAATTGCGCAAGAATCAAAAGATCAAAAAGCAATTATTAGAGCTGTGCAGCAGATTATTAATAATTGTATTGTAGAAGGCGAAGTAGATGTTGATGCTTTAGCCCCTTTTGATATTGAATTCTTCTTCCTACAATTAAGGGCTCGTAGCGTAAATAACGTCTTACGTTTAAAGTTAAACGATCCAGATGATGAGCAAACGACGTACGACTATGAAGTAGATTTGGATGATATTCAATTAACATTTGCAAAAGATCATGAGAAAAGAATTCAACTTAATGATGAGATAGGCGTAGTGATGCGCTACCCAACACTAACATCTATGAGTAAATTTGAATTCAAAGAATCAAATATGACAGAAGATTTATTTGGTGTTATTAAAGAAACTATTGAGTCTGTATATGATGCTAATGAAGTATACCCCTTTCATGATGAGCCTCCTGCAGAGCAGGATGCTTTTTTAGAAAGCCTGTCATCAGAGGCGTTTACTAAACTTCGGCACTTCTATGATACTATGCCAAAGTTAGAGCATGATATTACTATATCAAGACCTGATGGTACCTCTTTTACTATTACTTTACAGGGATTAAGTGATTTTTTTTCGTATGCCTGAGTTATAATACGTTAGTAAACTACTATCAGATTAATTTTAATCTTGCTCAGCATCATAAATATTCAATAGCGGAAATAGAGAACCTTATACCATTTGAACGCGATCTCTACGTTGATATGTTAGCAGCTCATATAGAAGCTGAAAACGAAAAACAGAAACAGAGACAAAGCAATGGTTAAAACTTTAGAAAAAGATTCAAAGTATGCTGCATATGATGCAGACGGTGATGGAATAGTTACTGATGAAGAAATGGCTCAGGCAGCCCAAATGATGCGTTTAGAAAATGAAGATAAAAAAGAAGATGCACAGCGAAACATGGCTTGGTTTGCTTTGTTTGGCATGCTCTTATATCCTTTTGCAGTAGTTATGGCTAACTGGCTCGGCTTAGATAAAGCTGCGTCAATCCTTGGAGATATGGCTCCTACATATTTTGTATCTGTTGCAGCGATTGTTGCAGCATTCTATGGTAAAGAAGCATACGCAAAAAAGCAAAACGGAACTAAGTAATGGCATTACCTCGAGTAGCAGCGGCCGCTGCAGCACCTTTTACATCCGCAGGTAGAGCAGCAGGATCAGCTGCAAGTAACACTGCCCGTGCTGCGTTGGCTGCTGCTGCCGGTCCTGAGCTTTTAGCTATTAAAACATCTCTTACAAGTACTGTGCAAGGTATTGTGCGTAGCGTGAGAGGAGAGTACTCTCGCTTAGCAGCTGCTAATGATGCGAGTAGTGAATCTTTAGATGACATCAAAGAGAATACTAGTGGATTTTCTACTTCTATTGATAGCTTAATTGATGTTGTTCGAAACGAAGTAGTACCACCTTTAAACACAATGGGTGCGTACTTTCAAGATCTTGCAGAAAAACTATCGCGTCAGCGAGCTCTTGCCGGTTTAACCGATACTACACCGACTAGTTCTGATGATACACCAGGTATAACTGATGCTCAGCCAGGTAATACTTTTGGTAAAAAGCTTTTTGGATTTCTAGGAGGTATAGCAGACGGGTTATGGGGATTATTTAAAAAGTTCTGGTTACCCTTAGGTTTAGCAGGCTTATTACTTCTTATTAAGAATGCGTTCTTAGAAGGTAAGAGCGAGTTTGCTCGTCGTATTAAAAATGCTATTGATTTTGGTATCCTTGGTGGTATTGGTGGATTTTTAGTAGGTGGTATACCTGGTATGATGGTAGGTGGCATCCTTGGCGCTGCACTAGGTGCGATTTTAGATCCAGCAACTGTACAAAGATTTACTTCTTTAGAAGGTATTACTTTAGAAATAGCTAACATTTTTGGTGTAACTACAGATACATTAAAAAGTCTAGCTACATCTGCAACAGTTGGTGCACTAGCTGGTGCACTAGCTGGATTCTTTGTTGGTGGTGTACCAGGCGCTATAGTAGGTCTTATTCTTGGTGCTGGCTTAGGTGCAATTATCGGTACTCAATTTTTACCAGATAGTGCTGATAAAGAAAAAATTGACCTGATGATTTCTAATATGCTTGGCTTTACAGTTGAGGAGATGAAAAAGAGATTTAAAAACGCTGCAGAGGGTGCAGGTATTGGTGCTGTATTTGGCGGTGCAGCAGGGTTTCTTGTCGGTGGTCCAGTTGGTGTTATTGCTGGTGGTATTATTGGTGCAGGTCTTGGTGCAGTAATTGGGTATAAATGGGAAGGATGGTTCCCTGAAAAGGATAGCAATTTCTTTAACTGGGACTTAATGAAAAACGCTCTTCTTGGTAGTTTAGTTGGTGCAGCAGGTTGGGCTGCTATGGGAGCAGCCATTGGATCAGTAGCTACTCCAGTTGGAATGATAGCTGGTGCTCTTATCGGCGCTGCAGTATTCTATGCGGTGGAATGGACAAATCAACAAGTTGAAAAGTCATTCGGAAGCTGGTCTCAAATGGGTAAAGTTGTAATGGATAAGATTCAATCTGTTTTTGAATCAATTAATAATGCGATGCTTAGATTTGTCGAAGATCAAAAAGCTCGTTTCTTTTATTTCTTCCAAGGTAGAGACGGCGCTCTAGAAGATATAGAAGAATCTAAACTAGCAACTACTAATTTAGAAACAACTAGAGACGCTCTTCTTAAAGAATTGCAAACCCGTATGGCTGACGCTCAAGAATCTGGAGTAGATTTTGATCCGGGTAGTATCGAAAATCTAATATTAGGTAATCAAATTAGAACTGTTGATGCTATGCTTAATGCAGAACGTATTAAGCGAGAAGCTATTGAGAATTTAATTCAAGAGCGATCTGAAGATCTGCAAAAGATGAATGATGAAATTAGTGGTCGTGGAAATATACTCATGCAGCAGTTGGATGATCTGAACTTTCAAGCGTATGGTGATCCCAACTTCAAGAGAACTATTAGCTATACACCTAACTTACGTACTAACCCTGGCGCTATTGGTTATGGTAATGGAGGGCAGCCAATTATTATGATTAATAATAACCAATCTTATCCACAAGTATATCAGAACAATTCTAAACAGAGTGTTGTTAATCAATCAAGCAGTACATTTATTCGAAGATCTGGTGTACCAGTTGCACAAATGATATAAAAAAGGCGGCTCAAGGCCGCCTTTCTTTTTTTAGTCGTCTTCAGCTAGCTTCTTAAAGAAGCTCAAACTTTCATCATCATCGTCATCAATGTCCAATGACTGCGCCTCCTTCATCTGAGGCTCTTCTCGTACTGGTGTAGAAGGTGCTTCTTCATACGCATCTGCAGTAGTATTAACTGCACTTCCAGTACCATCCAAAGCCAATACAGAATAAAGCTTAAGCTTCAGTTCATCGTATGATTTGAATTGATCGGTAGCTACAAACTCATTAAGAGAATGTTGCTTACTCCAAAGACGTTCCATCTCTTCATCGTCATCTGAAAGAGGGGCAGGAGTTTCAAACTCTGACTTATCGTAGTTGCGATAGCCTTCTACGTTACGAATCTTGAGTTTAAAGTTAGCACCTTCCCAGAAGTCAAATGGATTGATAGGAGTCTCATCCTGAAACTCTGGATTCATCAGATCGTTGAGCTTATCAAAGATCTTCTTACCATAACGGTAAAGGAATACTTTACCTTCGTTATCAGGATTAGCAGCATCCTTTACTACGTAGATATTAGAGTAGAAAGAAAGCCTGCGTTTCTGTTCACGCACTTGCTGCTTGTTGGCTTCAATACCTGAATTCCAGAGCATAGTATTATACTCAGATACAGGATCCTTTTGACCAATAGTAGTCAGAGACTTCTCAATATACCATTGACCGGCAGGGCCTTTGAAACCATGATCCCATACACGTACGAAAGGTACGTCTTCACCTTGCGGTGCAGGCAGGAATCGAATAACAGCATAGCCGTTACCTGACTTATCTACCTCTGGTTTCCAGAAGCGATCGTCAGCAGAACTATTTTGTTGAGGATTAGAGAGCTTGTTAAGCTCTTGAGTGAGTTTGTCCAGATTGGACTGACGAGACTTTTTAAGGTCTGCGAAAGATGTCGCCATATTCATATCTCCTTGTATAGCGTTATATTGCGTTGTATTATCGTCGTATCCACAGATTACATAATATAGTATATTTAGCTGAAGTGTGCAACTACTTTTTTCTTGTATCGTTCAGGTTCGATGGATAGGAAGGGCTGATACTTAAGCATCTTTTTCTTAATATCAGGCCATAACGTATCACTACTCATCTGACGATCCCAGTACTTGAAGAACCCTGTCAGCATGTTTAAGATGATTACTGTTTCAATACAGATATCACCTCTTAAGTATAGCCTCATAAGAGGGGGATGGCCATACTCAGGTACTAGGATGTTCTCATCGAAGTTATCTTTGAGCTTTCCTAGATCTTCGGAAAAGGTGTAAAGAAGACTCTGCTGGCGCTTTAACCATTGTCTGTAGATTTCTTCAGGAGAGCGGTCTTTAATCTCACCTACCCAAAAGTTCACGTCACCATCAACCATATTGGCGAGCAAGAGCTTCTCTACATCCTTTAACTTTGAAAACTTATAGAAGAAGTATTTGTCGCGGCGCTTTTCAAATGCATCTCGACTTAATTTTAATTTACCGTTATACTTGAAGTAATCATATTGGTCTGAAGTAAAGTGATTCTTCAGCGCAATATACTTTTGATATACCTCAAACGGCTCCATTCTTAATGCTGTCCTCATATTGGTAACTTAGCTGTAGTCCCACCTTTAATTAATCTCAAATCAGCGCATTCGGCTGCTAACTTAGCTTTTATTACTGTACTCTTTTTTACTAGTGATGCTACTGTTTCTACTTCCATACTGTTATTGTCTATGTATAGTAAAATAGCATCTAAGTATTCACATCGTCGCTCCTTCACAATCTCCTCTATATCTTTAGAGAATTGTGAAGCAGTCTTCACGGATCTAATTTGCATTATTTTTCCCATCTATAGAAGATGTGGTCTTCTATTTCAATAGTTCTTGTTTTTGTAAAACGCCACTCAGGAAAAACATAATCAGCATGATAGTGAGTGGCACCATCAGTAAAGTCTTGAAACTTATTATGGTATAGTTTAAAGGCCATTGCAAGCAAATATTCATAAAGATCTTTATCTACTTCAGGAATATCATCAGACTTACCATCACAAAACCAAGAGAACTGGCAGCGATTACGCACAGGAATCAGAACATTAGGATCTTTCCATGAAGGTCTAGTAGGACCTTGCATTATAACCTGACATACAGTATTAGGGTATCGATCATCTTTCACTCGATTCATAGTAGTAAGACCGACAGCCATTTGTCCTGCAGATGGTTGATTCCGGGCCTCCCAGTACATATTAGTAGCTAGACAGGCGATCTCTTGATTATCTGAGAATGTAGGATTTTCAGCTGCTTGAGCATTCATCAGAGCAGCAACAGCCATAATATAGAACTTAAACATCAATTCACTCCCTCTCACAATATACCTTATTATAGGCTATCCCTCTTTTAATTGCAACTGTTTTCTTTCAATTGCTAGCTTGAGAAAGGTAACTTTATCTTCAAGGTCTACTTCAGGAGTAAAGGAAGGCTCTAGGTGCCAGTGATCGCGCGCATCTCTTATGCGCTTTTTGAGAATCTCATTATAAGCTAGAAGCTGTTCCATTTAATCGTATATTGTTATGTTTTTCGCAGCACCTTCACTTAACATTACTGGCTTACAGTAAGCTGTTGCTTTATGTTCTTTTGGAACTGCGTAAGAATAGTTGTAATTACCGTAGCGCTTAGATACCTGTGCTGCAAAATAATTGCAGCGTTCTATACTGTAGAAATACATATCCTGACTAGCTACTCTACCAGGGTCTCCCAACAACAATACGAGAACAAATACATGTATCATCTAGTCATTAAGAACCATATAAACCATATTATAGCTCCTGCTGTAGCCGAAGTCAACAGAATAATTGCTGTCCATTCGACAAATGCACGTCTGCGAGCTGCTTGTTTATAGATAGTTTCTTGACGCTCTTTACGGATTTTAGCTTCCATACCAATGAGTTGTTGCCATGCTCTAATACCCATCGTGAATGAAATATACTGTCTGAGCTCATCTCTTTGCTGCTCTAGTTTACGTTTAGCAGCGAATAATTCCATGGCTTCTTGCTCAACAGAGCCTTTAAAAGCTAATTTTCTAAAGATTGGAGGATTTAGAGCTTGCTTTTCGGCTTCCGTAATATCTGATACTGCAGACATCCAACGACCTATATCAGCTGCCATGGTCTCAATATCACGGCCAATCTCAAAACCTTTTTTGATCGTATTGAATGCAGCACCAGCTGTTGCCATAGCTGTTACTGGATCAATCATGACTCTCCTAACTTAGTTTGCGAGAGGATTATCTAATGCTCTCTGCACCTTTTTATTAATTCTATCTTCTAAGTCTTTTATATCACGCTCAACTTTAGCCTCAAGTTCGTCCATTCTTGATGTATTTGATTCTTGAAGTCTATTTGCTTTTTCATCGTAATCGTTCTGTAATGCGTCTCTTTTATTTTCAAAGCGCTCTTCAGCATTATTAACT